ATCTATTTTTCCGCCTACACTACCGACGGGTCCTACATTCCCGCCACTCAGAATCGTAGATGGTATATCAACACCGACGTTGGTCAATTGCCCTAGGGCAGCACGGTCATTGTCGTTCAGTTGTCCACTAGTCTTTAAAATACGATACATCGCACCTTGGGGTGTATATCCTAGGCTTTTTGTTAGATGTAATAGACATTCGGTCGTTAATCGTCCATTTGTATCAGGTGTACAGACAGTGATTCTAGGTTTATTCAAAGTAGCGCATTCTTCGCTATAATTTCCGTTAATCCGACTTTTACACTGGCTATCGTAGGTTAATTCTCCATTGAGTTTATCACACTCTTTTTTATTGTAGAGACGTAGGCTCTTGTCGGCAGAGGGGCGTCCATATTTTTTACAATCGGTACCATCGGCGGCTGCTACAGTAATGGCATTCGTTACAACTGCTTCGCACTTATTGCCGGTCATAATGACTTTTCCACCACAGACAGCGGCGGGGGTGTTAAGATATTTTTCGGTTCCGTCGCTTTTTACGGGAACGGCATAGCCAGAGGTAGGGCAGAAGCCACATTTTCCTGCTACGGCACTGGCATCAATAAGTTCACACGCGGTGATTTGTCTACACATTTTAATCTCTTCGAGCTCTTGTGCCTTAGTAAGGTCCCATATCCATTGTCCGCTGGTAGGTAGCCCGTCGGTAAAGACGGGACCGTTAATGGTTCCGAGAACACCCGTGGAGGTTTGCGAAGTGTCGGCAACGTACCACCAGCCACAGCCATCACGGGCGCCTTTAAGATGCCTAGGTAGATTTGCGGGTTGAAGCGCCGACCGACAGTACTGGTCATCGTAATTAGTATATTTGTTAGTAGCATCAGGTATTAGACGTTTTGCTATGAGCTCGGAATCAACCACATTTGTATCAAGATAAACGTCGGGACTAGAAAGTGCGGTTGTCATATTCTTCACATTAGGATTTGTGAAGATATCATTAGGATAATTTATGTAGATATCACGCTGTGATTTTACAAATTCTTTATCTTTATTCATTAGGTCTTGAAATCCCTCACTTTGGTAATAGCGAAGTGTGAACGAGAGAAGACCTGCTATAAGTAGCACAAATAGTAGTGCCAAAAGAATCATCTACTTCCTTATTTATTCAATAGTTTATCGTTGGACGATATACTATTCAAATATCCCACCAATCCAATGTTAGAATTACAGAGAATTATAGATTTATTGAGCAACTGCGGCAGCGGCGCCTGCAGATGGGGGGTTGCTAGGTAAGTTATTACAAAAGCCAATATTTGCGCCGGGCGTTCCCAAACACTCACCGACGTTGTTGTTTGGCATACCCCAGCTAGACTTACCATTTCCTGCCCAGTATCCACCGAGTTTCGCACACTCCACAGCTGTGTAGAGACGGATATTGTATCCACCGCTATTGTTAATGCTTGTAATACCCTCACCGTTCTTAGGGCAATTGGGGTCGCAGGGGGTAGGATTACAGGCGGGTGCCGGTGGCTTAGGTTTGGCAATATCACAACCGTAACCGAGACCCTTATTTGCGGATTCTGCGTGTTTGACACCGTAGCATTTTGTGATAGCGTCTCCCTGTTTCTCCGCTTCTAATGGTGTACCGCTATATCCGCCACCAAGAGCATTCGCAGTTGTATAAATATTATTAAAGTAATCCTGAATCGCCTTCACACTTCCTAAACTCATGAGATAAGATACAATATCCATATCAGGTTGTCCATTCTTAATAGGAGCGCCGGTACCGGTGAGTTGACATGCCTGGAATGGGTACATATCGCGACGAGCAGGGGTGCTCTCATTATTCAAGAGACCGCTAAATCTATCTTGTATTGACGTGTATGTAGCATCGTAAAATTTATCGCCCATACGACCTTTGCGACCAGGAACACGGCTTGTCGTTACACCTGTATTGAGCCATAAGAACTGTAGACAGGATGGTGTTATTTGTTCTAAAGGTACTGGTTTAACGCCGACAGAACCATCTTTGTTATCTACAATCTGTTCGCATACATTTAGCATATCAAAGCCAAACAGTTGCTTAGCAGCAGTATTCATAGCATCTACACGTGTTTTCATATCGTAGCTGAGGACATTGCCATTTTCATCCTTGCCTGTCATAGCGGCGGCACGGACATTATTTAAATATGAAGTAATTGAATCCAAACCACCTAAGTTATTCAGTTGTGATATACCACCATTTGTTTGTGTTAGTGTACCCTTACCTGGAACTCCACCAGCGCCCTGGAATAACGTAAGTAGACATTCGGCACTATATTTTCCTGGAGCTTGACCATCCATCATACAGGGCGGTGTCTTGAGTAATTCGGCAGTGCTCTGCTTAGAAATTAAAGGACCAATCGGGGCAACTTGTACATCGTCAGGATAATAGGGGTTATTGAGATAGCCAGGTACTTTGGCGGTAAATGTTACACTCTGATTCTTCCCGTTTTGACTCCAAAACCAGAACTGATTTTTCTGCATATTCATATTGGAATTCCAGGCGGGACCGCTAATGATTGAACTACCTGTAAGAGGACCACCTAACCAAAGAGCACTGGCAGGAGCAACATCAACCGCTGTAATTGTCTGCTGGAATGGAATGGTACGATTTGCTGAATCCTGCATCTCCCACTGCATAATCACCGCACGATTTGAAAAACCTAATGGAGCATCAGAACCTGGTGTGCTGTATTTGCTGTATAGACTGGGTCCCTGTTGAGGACTGGCATTCCCGCTAAACGATTGGAACCAAGAGTTAAACAGTGTAGGAATCTTATCGGGAAAAGATACAGGAAGATTAGTATCAGGCTTACTTCCATAGCACCACGCTGCATTAAAATTGGCATCAACACTGCTATCACATTTACCACTACCAGGATTTCCACCCACGGGTATAAGACCGAACATTCTTGCGCCACCGCTCTGCGCGGCGTATACAGGAGATGAAATATCACTTACTAAACCACAGTACTGCGATTGTATTCCATTCTGAACGGCGGCATTGACTTGTACGCTGGTAGCAAGATTTGTTCCAAGGCGAGTACAAAGGGCGGCAGCCGACGCCTGTGTATATTTATTCAATACACCATTCTTATTAATTTGTTCAAGTACCTGGAATACCTCAGGTTGTCCTAATCTACGATTTGGGGCTTCCTGTGCCACTAGAACGGTGACTACATCTGCCTCAATCATACCAGGAAGAGAAAGTGTAAACTCTGTACCAGGTTTCCCACCATTATCTGCAGTGTACGTCTTACCCGTTCGTTTAACATTTACGATTACCTTTGTAATGCCGGTGCTAAAAGGCGATAGAATACGTAATAGAACTGTATTTGGCTTATCCGCTGGCTGGTAGACAAAGGTGTTTGTGCCGGATAGGGGAGCAGAAGCACAGGATACTTGGTCAGCGCTTAATCCTTCACTGGTTTTACCACCATTAAAACCACCGGTTTCTCCTATTTCTTGGCAGTTCAGCTTATTGGCAGCCTCTTTACAAGAAGCGGAGTTAACAAAGAACATACCGGGAGGGCATTTGCCGAGAGTAGGCTGGTAATAGACGGGACCACCAGCAGCGTTATCTTCTTGTGCGGCGCGGTCCTGGAAAATAGAGAGCAGACCACCGATAAATGTATTGGCATCACTACCATCAAACTTCGTACCACCCTTAATACATACACCACAGAGCGAATACTTAGGGTCATCTAGTTTAGAGCAGTCAGGACGTCCCCTAATATCAGTTTCGCACTTGAGTGCTTGGATGTATAAGTCATTTGCCGGCGGCAACGACTGGTTTACTTTCTGAGACTTAATGCCTAGATTTGTAGAGGACAATGGGGATGGGAGGTCATCGGGAGTTTGAAGGGCAACATCTATTTCTTTATTCACAGCGTTGGTTTGGTTATTAATCGCCTGGGCATACTGCTGAACTGGTAGATTTGTGTCAATTGATATATTTTCTAAGGCAAACGTGGGAAGGAGCGGATCCAGTGATACACCGAGCTGGTTATATAGCTGATTACCGGCAGTGCGCATCATATTGCGCTCGGACTTATAATCCCCCATATTTGCCTGGAAGGCTTCGGCATCCACCTTACTTTTCGCAATAGGAATGACAAATGTAAAAATAAATACCAGGACCAAAAGAACAATAACTATCGTTCCGCCTATCATCTACTCTAATTAATATTCCTAAATATTTGAATTGACCGTTCTATGAACGACCTCAATTCAATTATTAACCATTGTTCGGATTACAGGTTTACTGAGCAACGGCGGCTGCAGCGGCAGATGACGGAGATGATCCAGGTGTATTATTACAGAATCCGATGTTTCCGCCAGGTGTTCCCAAACACTCACCGACATTGTTATTAGCCATACCCCAGGCAGACTTACCTGTTGCCGCCCAATTTCCACCGAGTTTCGCACACTCTGCTGCTGTGTAGAGACGAATATTGTATCCACCGCTAGTGTTAACGCTTGTAATACCCTCACCGTTCTTAGGGCAAGTGGGGGCGCAGGGAGCAGGATTACATATAGGGGCAGGTGGCGGAAGGGTGATTCCAGGTACACCTACAACGGCGAACGACTTCAGGTCGGCGTCCTTTGTTGTTCCCGCATAGACTGTATTCCAGACCTCGTTGGGTCCACCAGCCTGGCTGAAATAGTGGTCAGGGTAATTGGTAGACTGGAAAGATACCATGTTGGAATCCTTGTTGAGGGAGGGGACAACTTTCCAGGAGGCATCAGCTGCCATGAGTCTGGAGCCATCAAAAGCCTTAGCTTGTATGCGCCAACCAGAGTGGCGTAGCACAAGTGTTGTTGAGCCACCTGTCTTGAATGTAATACATCCCGCCTGTCCATTGAGCGCCTTATCAAGGTAGAAAGTAATGTTAGGACTATTTTGGACGCCACCAAAGAACGCAGAGCCATTAGAATATGTCAAATAGTTTGTAGCTTCCGCAGGGTCTCCTAGATTGATGTAGCACGTAACACCAGGCACCACTTGGGGCGGTAAAATGAGTGTACAACCGTAGCCCAGTTGAGTGCTCTTGGCTTGTTTGATACCGTAGCACTGTTGCATTGCGGCAGCCTGTTCCTTCTGATCCTTTCCGTAATTTGCCGTCTTCTGGATACCATTAAAGAAGTCTTGTACGGCTTGTAAGCTACCCATATTTGTAAGTTTACTAACGACAGTCTTATCAGGCTTTCCATTCTTAATAGGAGCCATTGAGCCGCCTGTCTGACATGCCTGGAAGGGGTATTGGTTACGACGGTTGGGAGTGCTTTCACTGTAGCGCAGACCGCTAAACCGATCGGCAATGCTGGTGTATGTATTTGCGTACATTTGACTGGATCCTTTGCCAGGTTCACGGTCAGCATCCGATAGATTGTTCAGCCATAGATATTGTAGGCAATCCGCCGTTACACTTCCCATAGGCTTGGGGACAAGTCCAACGCTACCGTCGGCGTTATCAACAATATCCTCGCAAGGATTAATGATATTAAAACCGAAAAGTTGCTGGGCGGCAGAATTCATCGCCGCCATACGACTGTTCATATCCATACTGACTACGTTGCCATTTCCATCCTTGCCGGTGACAGCAGTCGTTGCCAGATCTAACAGATAGTCTGAAATAGAGTCGAGGTCGCCAAAATTATTAAGTTGTGTGAGTCCACCGTTCTCCGTAGCAAATTTACCCTTTGTAGGGTCTCCGCCCACACCCTGGTAAAGGGTGAGTAGACAGGCGGCGCTATAGGCACCTGGTGCCTGACCGTCAGCAAAGCAGGGAGAGGTCTTGAGGAGTTCCGTTGTAGCAGGATTATTAATAAGGGGACCCATCGGCGCATTTTGTACATCATCGGCGTAAAAGGGGTCGTGTAGATAACCAGGAACAAGTGCCATAAATGTAGCAGTTTGCGATGTGGCAATGTTGCTCCAAAGCCAGAATTGATTCTTTTGCATATTCATGTTTGAATTCCACACAGGACCGCTGATTTGAGAGCTTTTTGCGAATGGTCCATATATTCTTAGAGTTTTAGTGTTTCTAGGCTGGTTGACTCCTGTAATCGTAGGTTGGAAGGCAACTGTACGATTCTGGGTACCTGGCATTTCCCACTGAATCGTAATGGCGCGACGTTGTTCACCAGGTGGTGCGTCAGTATTAGGAGTCATATACTGCGTAAATACGCTGTTACCTTGTCCTGAGCCGCCACCAAATGATTCGAAGAACCAATTGACTGAGGTGCCAAGAATATTTGTATTACTACCGTTACTATAATAGGATGTAGTTCTGGATGGTTTCATGCCAAAGCACCAGGCACCAACACCTGCCTTCTCCATCTTTGCATTACAAGGACCGGTCTCAGGATTTTGACCAATCGTGCCAAATCCAGCCTTACCCGTTTGGAAAGAATATATAGAATTTGTGCTGTTGGAATCACGTCCGCAGTATCCAGATTGTCCACCATTGTTAGTATAGTCGGCTATCTGCGTATAGGAAGCAAGTTGCGCACCGATCCGTTGGCATATATCCGAGGCTTCTTCTCTTTTCATAGATGTTTTATGACCATTTCCGCTTTGTTGTAAGACTTGGAACACCTCTGCCTGTCCACGCATACGGTGGGGCATCTCTTGTACCACCATTATAGTGACTGGGTCTTGCTCCTTCACTCCACGTAAAGTAACTGTAAACTCTTGTCCCGCCTTACCTTCTCCCTTAAATGTACGACCTGACGGTACGTGTGTGACAATAGCGAGATTGATACCAGTGCCGAATGGTGCTAGGAATCGTAGAACTATATTATATGGTTTGTTTGCCGGTTGGTAGAGATATATATTTGGTACGGGTGCCTGGGCACATGATACATTATTTGTAGTTAAACCCTCCTTTGTCTTACCGCCCTGGAAACCACCGGAGTTTCCAATTTCTTTACAGTTCAACTGATTGACTGCCTTTTGGCAGGAGGCAGAGTCTACATAGAACATACCAGCTGGGCACTTGCCGAGCGAAGGCGTGTAGATAGGTGTTCCGTTTCCTGCTGAGTCCTCGGCTGCGGTACGGTCCTGTATCAGGGAGAGTAAACCGCCTATGAAGGTGTTGGCACTCTCTCCATTGAATCGGGTGCCTCCGTCAATACAAACACCACACTTTGCGTATGCGGGATCATCTAACATTCCACAGCTTTGGCGTGTGCGTATTTTTGTTTCACACTGACGGGCGGTGACTAAAATATCGTTGGGCGGAGGGAGTTCCTCACGTACTTTATCACCCCGTATCGGACCCATATTTGTTGGCGACACCGTGTTAGCATCAATATTAGGATTCGCTAATGACTGCTTAATCTTTTCATTGGCGGCGTTTGTAAGGGAGTTAAATTGTTTTAAATACTGGGCGGGAGACAAATTCGGATTATCTTCGATATCTGCCGGTGCTACGGCAAATGTTGCCAGTAGGGGGTCCAGACTGACACCTAGATTATTATATTGCTGATTTCCAGCATTAATCATCTTCTTACGGTCTGCCAAATAGCCACCCATATACGACTTGTATCCGTCATCGGCATTCTTAGCGAATCCCTCCTCAGACTTGCGAGAGGCAATAGGTATGACAAAGGTTGCTAAAAAGACAACCACTATAAATACAATAATAACGGTGCTAAGCATCCCTCTACCAAATTACAGCAAAATAATATCGGTAGAGTTCGGGAAACGAAATCAAGGGTTTAGACATTATCGGGACGGATGTTGGATGTCGAATCCATATCGCGGGTGATAATGCGTAAGACGAAGTTGGTCTGGCGGCTCATATTAATAAGAGCACTACCAGAAATGCTGTTATTGTTCAGCAGGTAGGTGAGACCCGAGGTAGAGCCACTCGTAGCACTCTCCTCTTGTGCCAGGAACCCGCCAAAATAAGAGGGTCCCTGATTGCGCGTTGTGCCACCGGTGGTAGCCGGATTATCAAAACGGTTGCGGACAATAATGACGTTACAGTAACCGCCATTGTTACGTCCAAGAGTAATGCTTGTACCAAAATTGGGCGATAAACCTGTAGTAGCAAGATAACCAGTCGCAACAACGTACAAACCAGGCTGCTGATTGATGTAGTTGTTAAAGTCTGCGGCAGTACTTGCTGTAACACTGTTTGCTGGTGATATGTTACAACCCTGAATATTAATGTTGTCGCCCTCGGAAATAGCACTAAACAAGAAGTAGTTGGTCGTGCGAATAAAGATGTAGGGATTTTCGGCACCCGTTGCCGTTGCGTTTGAGTAGTTTGTAGCATCGGTGGTCGTACCACTGCCGGTATTTATTCCAACACCAAAATTGGTGAGCAAATCGCTCAGCTGAATACGGCTAATAGTAAATACGTCGGGGTCTGGGCTGATAAGTTCGGTGTTGTGGCGCTCCATACGGATTGTTAGACGGTTCAGGGTAGCTAGGGGGGTCGGCGTGTATACACGCTGAGTCTTGAGGAACTTGGGAATAAAGCCGGTGTAACCGGTCTTATCTGCGGCGACGGCGCCATTACCAGCCGAACCGGCAGGCAGATATGACTGGGGTACGTTTAAATCAGAGGACCATGTTGTATCGTACTGGACAATAGCAAATGTATTATCCTCATTGGGATTCGTGGAAAACGAGTTGTTATTGAGCTCAGCAATACGAACACTGGCAAAGGGTAGCGCGAAAATATTGACTACACGGCTAGTATCGTAGGTCGGTGTATTGGCGGTTACACGTACAAGCGCCGTGAGCGACTCAATCGGCACAATCGCTTTTACGAATTCAATACGCTGAATATTGCGGAAGCGCTGCTGGACGGCGCTATTGTAACCGAGAGCCCCAGTGGTGTTGCCAGTGTTGAAGATGACGGAGAAGTTGTAGCGATTTTCGGTGTTATTAAGGAGCCAGTTACGGTCCGAGCTGGTAATGAAAACATTGTGCTCCGTCTCACGGTACTTGACTACATCCTCCTGGGGAATGATGTAGTCTTGAGGGCGGGGAGCAAGTTGGGGCGGCGGCGGGTCGGCTTGGGGCGGAATAGGCTGGGTAGCCGACGGCGGCGCCTCGTCACGAATCTCTAGGCGCGGTGGCATAACCGATGTTGCCCCGCTCTGCGCAGCTTCCACCCTATTGTTCGGAAATGAGGGAGCAGGAGGGGCAATAGGAATGCCGAGAGAACGGGCTTGGTCCTCGCGCTGCTTCTGCGCACGTTGCATCAACACAACGGGGTCCTCCTCTTCGTCAAGCTCTGGCTCGGGCATACGGAAATCGGGGAGACCGACCTGCGGAATGGGGATAGGGGCACGGGACGCCATCATATTATTGTAATTAGAACCAGTATCCTGGAAAAGACGGGATGAGGATACGTCCTCGCCGCGGGGATAGGTGCCAACGGAGACAGTGGTAGGCGGTTGGGCAGCCTGCTGCTTACGTAGCCACGAATCCATTGACGTTTCAGTCTCACGAATCACTTCAGTGGCAAGAGTATTCTGCGGCTTATCCTGTCCCTGAACACGTGCGACTTCTGTCATAAAATGCTGAGTGTACTTTTGGAGTTTCTCGTCAACCTTTTGGGGTAATGCCGAAAGACCCATTTTCTTAGCATAGCGAGTGCGTAAGAATCCTACAATTTTGGAGTAATTTGCTCCGTTTAGAAACAAGTTCTGTTGCGGACCACCAGTTCGTCCGGACATCTTTCTAAACTACCAACATATATCATAAAATTCCAACGGAACGCTGAAAGATTAGATACAGAATGTTTTTAGTGCCTCCTCTAAAGCCCCCTTTCGTGGCTTCTCTTCGGCAAATATAATATCACGAATTTTATTCATTTCGTCATCATTTACCATAGTTTTACAAATATCTAGGAATTCTTTACCTTTGAGTAAACATATAATAACTAGTAAGCAAAAAGCACCGCATTCCGATGTCTTCCGTTGATGACGAATGTCATTGTAATAGATATTTGTACATCCCTGGTCTTTACAACGTTTGAGAAGTCGCACAATTTCAGCTGGAGGCTTGTATCCATACGAATCGTAATAGTAGGCGTTACCCTTTTCCAGGTCAATAAATGCGCATACCCAGTGTGAGCCCGGTTCATCGTGGGGGTCTAAGTTGAATATGATGCCGATCTTGGTTTTTCCCTTTTGCGCCGATTCATTCAAATCAAGGCGACAAAGTTCATTTACAATACACTTGCCCCACGCATTTTCGTCTTTGGCGTCAAAATCTATGGGGACGGGACCGATAAAATCGAAAAATGGATAAGCCTCTTCATACTGTTTCATCACATCCTCAATGTTGTAACTATCCATCCAATCGGTAGGTTTACTATCCCATTTTTTCGGCTTTTCGGGTTTAAAATACTTTTTGAACTCATTCTTATCTTTGTCGGATAATCCAGGTATTTTCTTGACTGCGCAAAACTCAGTTTCGCATTTGTAGTGCGATTTCATATTTTCACGAAGTTGGTCCCAGAGAGGTATATTTGCGGTCTCCACCTTACCAGCGTCTTGTCGTCCATTTTTCCGTGTCTTGCGTACACTTATTTTATTCCGGGGATGCGTTTTGTTCCACGCACGAGTTAAGCGCTCTAAAGCACTAGGCGGTAAACAGGTCTCGCCATCCCGGCGATGTAAAGCAGGACTACACTGGAATGTTGACATCACAGGTGACTCCTTATAGTATAATTAGAAAAAGATGAACCATTGTAAATGGAGTCAGGCTCTTGTAGTACATCGACAAAAAAGAAATACCAAGCAGATCCTATAATTAAGGATGTCTACTTTCGCCGCTTCTTTGCGCCACTGATTGTATCTATTTTGATATTATGTGGAATTTTAGTTATAATATCAACCCCGCCCGGCACCGGTATAAAGTGGGAGGGATTCGCAACGGCATTTGGTGATACAGCTAAGGCAGTGGCAAAGGTAGGTGGTCGTCGGCGATAAAATAGGGATATAATAGAGTATGTCAGCTAATTTACCTTATCTTGTCTCCCTCGGTATTTGCGCAACGCTGATAATTATTGCGGGAATCACCTTTGGTACACTCATACCAAAGGATTCTTCGCAGAATACGAAGCTTTTGGCAATTGTAACGGTCTTTAGTTTTGTAGCATCACTGATTGCCTACGCTCTTTCGTTGTACCATTTCAGCCACAATCCCACGCAGATGATTCAGTTTATATTGGCGATTGTGATGATCATTGTACTGCCTTGTGCGCTTATTTCGGCAAGTATCTCCACGATTACTATAAGCAATATGCGGGACACATTGGCGGCGGGAAGCGGTTAATAAGCACCGACCCCCACTCCGTCTAAACCCATCACTTCATCATATTCAGTAATGATGAAGCGATTGGACATTCCTTTGATGTTTATCGGTCCTGCGGGGTCCGGTAAAACCAAGGAGCTCCGACGTATTATTGAAGAAGAAGTGAATGGTAAAATCACGTATCCGTTAGAAACTCGTACATTTACGGTTGGCGATAGTTACGAAGCCCGAGTCTTTACCAGCCCCTATCATTTTGAAATTGATATTCCGAATCTGTCTATGCAAGACAAGCAGATTATTGGCGACTTGTTGACAAGTTTCTTCTCCAGCGGTGACGTACTTAATAGTCTCAGGTCTTCCTCCCGTAAGTTGGTCGTGTTGCGCCGTGCGCATAGTCTTTCCTTAGCGGCTGCGATTCGTGTACGCGCTATTATTCAACAGTTTGTACTGCCACCCGAAGCGGCTGGTATGCTCTGGCTTACCGCTAGAGAAATTACCGGTCCCTTAGCCCTTCTAGACGACGCATTTGTCAGATACCGTATGCCACGGATGTCATATCAGGACTGGAAAACGGTTGTTCCGCCACCGTTTGCCACGCAAATCGCCTACGAGAAGTGCGAAGGGCGACCGGAACGTATAGAGGAGATTCAGAAGTATTTACCAAATCAAGTCCCAACCCAGTGGCCAAGGCGTATTCAAGATTTCTACGACGAGATGATAGCATTACTGATTCAGAACGCACGGTCAAAGAGAAAGCCCGACCTGAAAGTGATTCAGTGGCTAAGAGGTATTATTTATCAGGCGCTCAGTTTCTGCCAGACGGGTCCAGAGATTATTGATAGTTGCGCAGCGGCAATTCAGCGCCAAAATACCCTTTTAGAGCCCCATGTGTTCTGGTTGGCTATGAAGTCGCTGACGACCGCTGAGCCCCATACGTCGTACCGCACACCGCTTTCGCTAGAATCGGCAGTACTCTTTTTGTTCGAAACCGTGCGCACCAACTCAACCCCACTACCGCCACAGGCACCGATACATAAAAAAGACATACCAGTACAAAATGAGCTCGTCGCAGAGCCAAAGCCCGACGGCGGAGTCGGCGCTAGCCCTGCTCCAGTCAGTGCCGGCGCCCACGTTGAAACCGCAAAGGCAACCCCAGCCGTTAAGCAACCAAGAGTTCGACGAAGCAAAAAAGCAGATAGCTAGTGGATGGGAACAGCAGACTATCTTCTCTTTGTTAGAAAACCCAGCTACTAAGGGACTCAAGTATGAGCTTTGGCAGGGAAGCACACTATTTCTTATTACCCCTGAGCCTAATAAATCTCAAGATATAGCACGAACGGTTGATGCTATTCTTAAATGGTTAGGCGCCGAACCAGGATTCAAGATTTATTTATGGTATCGTGATGACCCGAGACAACTTAAGGCAAACCAGTGGCCGACAAAAGCGCAGGTGAACGGTGGATGGACAATTGTTGGAACGCCAAATATTGTTATTTATCGTAAGGAAGAATGGGAACGGGTACTTATACACGAAATGATTCACGGAATGAAATGGGATTGGAAGGTTGGAAAGACCCCAGCACCGTGCTGGAAGATGAATAAGACCGATAAGATTAATCCGCATTTGTTTGAGGCATGGACGGAGTTATATGCCGAATGGTTGGCGTGTGAATGGTACGGTAGATCGTGGGAAAGACAACGTAAATGGCAAGACTTTCAGGCAACACAGCTTTTAGCACGTGCGACCCATAAATGGGAGGAAAATACAAGTGTATTTGCGTATTATGTGCTGAAAGCAGCCTTGGCGCCCCATTTTGAATTTCTATGGGTCTTTGGCAACGGTAAAACACCAGAAGAAAAACAATACGTTATGTGCGGTTTGGTGACACCTGAATTGAACCGTTTACGCAATATAGCAAAACGCATTGTTCCGCAAGATATGAGTATGCGGATGAGTGCACCCTGAAAAAATTGACTCCATTACGCTCCAATCACTGATTCAGTACTCCGAAACTACAAGAAACTCTAGATTTCCTAGAATTCCTACTTTCTTACGATGGGTATCCGCGGATTAACTGGCTGGATACGATGGGCGGCACCGGCTGCTCT